GGGCCTCTGTGGGTTGGCCACCAGAAATGCCTTTGACTTGGCCACTTGGTCCCATGACTGGCATGACAACACCACCAGGCACTTTGGGTATGTATGCAAAGCCTTCTGGGGTTTCTCTGATCTCTGTCGCACCACGGGCAAATGTCGCTTGGTCCAGACCAAGACGCTGCTGTGAAACTCCAAGATTTTGCTGGGCAATCCAATTGCTTGCTTTTTCCCCAGGAGTCATGCTCTTTGGAATTTGCTCGATCTCTTTGTTTGTAGTCTTATCACGCACACTGATAAATGCACCAGTGTCGGTGTAATTAAACTCAGGACTTCTCTGCACATTAAGCAAACGCATTCCACCGGCCTTGCTCAAGACATAGGAAATTGGCGTGCCAGTTGCACTCATTCCAAAATTAGGCGTTGTGCTGAATTCTTCTGGTGGCTTGATCTTGTAAGCCTGATTCAAGTATTTGTCAGCATCTTCTGGCCGGTTGTATGCATTGGCAATGTCAGCCTTGCGCATCAATTCTGCAAATCGTTTTTCATCAGCACTTTGTGGTGCTTTTGCTTCGATTTGAGTCATCAATTCAGCACGTTGTGGTGATGGACCCATACCAACTTGATCCACTGGTGCAGCCATGGCCTGCATAGCCGCTGATGGTGCAGGCGCTGCCGTTGTTGGCGTACCAAGCAAAGCCTTTTGGTATTCGTTAAGACGCGCACCTTCTTGCAGTTTCTGGCCCAAAAGCAAATTTTGAACGGCACTGGTTGTTCCCTTTTCATAAGCACCTTGGCCAGCTTGCAGAGCTGATCCAAGTGCTTGACCAAGGCCAATGCGTTGTGGGCCACGGCCACCGGCTTGGAGCAATTGGGCAGCAGCGGCCAGTGTGGCCTGCATGGTCAATTGGCTTTTTTGCTTGGGTGATAAGAGCTTCTCGATCTCGTTATCACCACCGCCACCGAAAAACGATGCCAAATCAAATTGAGTCGCCATTTTTTACCCCTTAACTGCCCAAAAGGCCAAGAATGCCACCACCAATTGCACCAGGTATTCCAAACATTTGACCGCCAGCCAAAGCGCCACCTAAAGCGCCTGCTGCTGGGTTTGAATACTGGGGCGTGACCGACTGCATTCCAAGGTTTGCAGGCTGCGCACCCAATGAAGACTGGACCACACCAAGACGCTGCAAGCCAACATTTCGGATTGCATCCATTTGTTGCTGCTCCAGAGCCTGACGCGCACCGCCAGCGCCCATGACCGCTTGAGCGCCACCAAGACGCAAGGCTTGCTGCTGCGCTGCCAAGCCGCCAAGTTGGTTAGCTGCTCCCAATCTAAACTGCGCACCCTGCAAGCCTGCTTGCTGGTTGGCCAAGTCTGCTGCTGATTTGCGCGCAAGGTCAGCCTGCTGCATGGCCATGGCCTGATTGAATGCCTGCTCGTTTAATGTTGTGCCTAATGTGGCAGCCTGCTTGGCAAACCCTTGGTTAGTCAAAGCCTCGGCCACACCTTGGCGTGATCCACCAAATGCCTTGGCTTGCATGGCCTGCTGGCCAGTCTGCCTGATGGCCGCTTGGCGTGCAGACTCCAAATCAGCCAATGCGTTGGTGCGCACTGCACTGGTGTATGGGTTCATGTAAGAGCCAATCGTGCCTGGTCCCTGACCAAGTCCAAGATTAGTCTGCTGCGCTGTAATTGTTGCTGGCTGATAAAACCCGCCATAGCCGGCCATTTGGGCTGCAATGTCAGTGCCAGTGATGCCTGGGCCAGCCAAGGCCGTATTGACCAAAGCCTCCTCGCCTGCCTGGTACATTGGATTGAGACCAGCAATTTGCTGAATCGGCAATGCACCGGCAACACCTTGGGCCTGCTGAAAATTGGCTAAAAACGCTTCTTTGATCTGTGGATCAATAGACGTTGAGCTTGTTTGTGTGCTTCCACCTTTAGACATATTCTTTCCCTTCAATCCAATAATGATCTGATTTTCTTGGCTGGCATCTTGCCTTCATTGATCATGTCCAAAAGTCCACGGCCATACTTATTGACTGATGACTTCCTGATCACATACTCGCCACGATCTAACAAGCCAGCACCATCGTCAGGACCAGGTGGGTTAGGACCAAATAGCCCATCCACAATGCCGCCTTTATTGTAAATACCACTGACACTTTCGCCAGTTTCACCAGAGACACTGACAGATTCACCCGTTACAGCGGCAGCGGCATTGGCGGCATTGGCAGCAGCAGTTGCAGCAGCAGTTGCAGCCGCTGCATCGCCAGCTGTACCACCTCCACCACCACCAGTCATCATCAATGCGTCATTGGCCGCTTTTGTATCAGCAGCCGCTTTGGCAGCAGCAGCAGTAGCCGCATTGGCATTGTTGACAGCAATCTGGTTGTAAAGATTTGGGTTATATCCACCCAATGCCGTGCCAGGCACAAAGTTGGCATAAGGGTTTTGGAATGGGGTCATCTGGCCCATCACCATGCTGTAGGGTGACGCGCCACCAGGAGTCACAGCAGGGTTATATTGAGCGCCAATTGGGATGGACTCATAGCTGCCAAACTTCTGACCAAGGGTCAATGGGGCTTTGGCAAATGCGTTTTGTGCATCTTGAGCTGCTTTTTGCTGCGCAGCCCAATCAGCAGCATTTTTAGCTTGTTGAGCAGCCCATTGACCTTGGCGTGCAGCCAGATCATCTTGGGCCGCTTTCTGCGCTGCAATCTCTGCTGCCGTTGTGGCCTTGGCCGCGTTGTAGCGTGTCAATACACTTTCCACAGTCACACCAGTGGCAGCCGCCACATCCTGTGGACTAATTTGCAGTCGGTCCATCTCTGAGCGCAGCATAGAGTCAGACAGACCAGAATTCTTGCTATAAAAATCAAAGATGTTTTTGTAATACTGCTGCTCAGTCATGCCATTTGCCAGTGCATAGGCATAAGCTGGAGATCGTGTGCCAGTTGTTGTAGCAGTTGTTGCAGCAGTTGTTGCAGCAGTTGTTGTAGCCGCAGCCTTAGTAGCCGCATCAGTCCTAGCCTTTGCAGCCGCAGCGTCTGATACGGCTTTAGCGTCAGCAGCTGCTGTAGCCGCTTCCGCCTTTTGTGCAGCAGTTGCATTAGATGCAGCAATGGCCGCAGCGTCAGCCGTAGCCTTATCAGCCGCAGTCTTTGCAGCCGCAGCCGCAGCCGAAGCAGCCAATCCAGCCTCAGTTGCAGCAGCAGCAGCAGCAGCAGCCTTGTCAGCAATAATTTTATCGGCAGCTGTTTTATCAGCAGCGGCCTTGGCAGTGACTGCGGCAGCAGCCGCTTTATCGGATGCAATCTTGTCGGCAGCGGCTTTATCTTCTGCAAGTTTTGCAGCCACAGCAGCCGCAGCCTTATCAACAGAGCTTGCATTTGACGCTGCAATAGCCGCAGCGTCAGCAGTAGCTTTATCGGCTGTTATTTTAGACGCAGCAGTAGCAGCCGCTGCATCAGCCGCAATCTTTGCAGCCGCAGCGTTTGCAGCCTGAGTCTTTGCAGCCGCAGCCGAAGCAGCAGTAGCCGCAGCCGCATTATCAGCAGCCAATTTATCAATTGCAGCCTTTTGTGAAGCCGCCAAATCAGCAGTAGCTTTGGCAGCAGTAGTTCTTTCAGTATCACTGGCTAAAAGGCCAGCAGAAGTTATAGCGTCTAAATCTCTTGAGCTTTTGAAAAAATTGGTTGCAGTTGTATCTTTGGCTGCACGCGCTGCAAGCTCTGCATCAGCCGCAGCATTTGCAATTAACTCAGCTCGAGTTGTTGGCAGTGCAGCAGTGTACTTTTCTTGTACGCTTTGAGGGGTCACGCCAGTAGCACGGGCTACATCTTCTGAGGAGATGCCTAGCCGGTCCATCTCTATGCGCAACATGGCATTGCTAGTGCCTTTTCGCTGTGCATCAAGCACAGCATCAAAGATTCTTTGATCAAATTGCGCCTGAGTCATTCCATTGTTGAGCGCCCAGTCAAGTGCTATTGATGCCATATTTTTCCCCTAAAGTTTCTTTGCCAATACAGACCATTGTGGACTGTACCCTTCATCTTTCAAAAATGTCTTTGACCAGCCTCTTCGGCCTGCCAAAGTCACCCTGGTGCAACCAAGTGATTTGCCCCAGGCCTCGATCATTGGTCTCATCCGTGAGAGTTCATCTAGGTCGCCACCAGCCAAGAAATAATGCAAATTCTTTAGTTGTGGATAGACAATGATCTCTGTTAATACCACCGAGTCCTTGGCCGGCCACAGCTGTAATTGCTGTTTTTCAACCATCTCAGCGACATCGTCAAAATTGTGTGTGCCTCCAGAGTATTCTAAGGCAGCCTCCACATGGTGGCGCAACCTTTCCAAATGCTCTTGGTCGCTCATCGCTTCCCACTGGCCACAGCCTCAAGTCTCATCACACCAATGCGCCAGTCGGCCAAAGTATTGCCAGTCACCTTCATGTTGACCTGGCGGCCAGAGAACCTGACAGAAGTCGGATTTGCTGCCGTATATGGTCCAAATGATGATTGTGTGCCAGTTGGGTAATTGCGGGTTTTAAATGAGACCACCGCCTCACCCAGTGTTTGCTCATCGGGGATGACTTGGCGCACTGACATGACATTGTCGCCATTGCCCAATTGGACTGGCCCAGACTCAGCATAAAGGCTGGCGCTATCATAAAAGAAACCAATTTCATGCTCGTAAATGAAGCCATCAGTTGAGACTGCCATTGGGTTAACAAACACACTAGCATCAGTTCCGGCAGTTCTGGCCAATGTGCCTATGTTCCAGTGGTTTTCGCGGTAGTTGAAAGTGACGTAAGAGTCATTCTCATTGCTTGCACTGCTAGGGTAATACCACCAGATTTCACCAAACTTGCTGTTATGGACAGCATAGACTTTAGATGCCTGGTTAAAGTTAATATTTCCAAATACATAGTCAGACACATCACTTGGCAGTGGTTTGACATAGCCGTCATAAATCCAAAAGCCAGCCTTACTCATCCAAATGGCTGCCGTATCAATGGCCGCCACCGCTTGGGCCGAAATGAGACCGCAGCCGCCTCCAGCCTTCTCAAAACCATAGACAAATGGAGCGCCAACATACTGGGCCGTGTGGACATCCACATCGGTAAACAGTAGATTGACACCCTTAACCCGCTTGCCAGCGATCAATGTGCCAGGCGTGGCCAGTTCATAATCGCCTGCAAGGTTGTCGCCTGCTGGTGTCCATAGAGTATTGTTTTCTTGGTCGCACCACTGCACTTTTCTTGGGTTTCCACCAGCACCAAGCGCCATCAAAATGCGCTCGGCAGTGACAAGCAAAGCCTTATTGCTTGTTGGTGCGTTGGTAATTGCAGCCGCAATTGTGGGTGTGGTGAAACCCAATTGCCACTCATAGAGTTTGCCATCCGCATTGGAACAAGCCACCAAATACTCGCCCCATGTGTCCATGGACCATGTGGTGGCCGGCTGGCTTGCACCATTGTCTGGCCTTGCCGTGCCATAGGCCAGTGAGCCATACGTGCTGTATCCATAGCCGGTCGTTGACAAAGCACTGGCCAAGCCAGTTGTAAAGCCGGTTGGCGTAATGTCTTTGAGTGTTCCAGCCTCGTTCATGGCATAGAGTTTTGTATGCGTACCGGCTGCAATCCATCGGTTGGCACTGTTATCTCGCCAAGTGATAAAACCACGACACAGACCAGTCATCTGGCCAGTCGCACGCTTTCGCCAGCCACCCATGGGCCGCAAAGTGTTCTCGTACCAGCGAACTAGGTTTGCGTCATACCAGCGGCCTGCTGCCTGATATTCAGTGCCGTTTCTATAAATGCCTGGTGGGAGTTTAAGTGGTATGTACATGATGGCAATTATGTAATGTTTGAGACAAAGCTCATTGTGACAATGGCTGATGGGACTGCTGGCCGTGTTGGGCTGGCGCTTGTCCCAAAAGCCTCTATGCTTACGCCAGTATTTTCAGTTCTCCACATAATTTCAATGTAATCGTTTGAATTCATGCTTACAAAAAAGTTCAATGCAGCAATGATATGGCTAGGATCGCCAGAGCCTTTTCTTGCTACCAAGTGAAATCTGCTGTTTGAATTGGCAATATTTGTCCCATTTTTGCGAAACCAAATATCCACATCTTGACCATCGTTTGTGGTGTTTTTTAGTTGAATGGAAAACTGCAAGTTCCAGATTCCGGCATCGGCCACAGTGATTCTTGACCCGCTGGCCAT